TTTTGCTATCGGTGTTGGCGGTGCAGTTACTGGTAAAGGTGCTGATGTCTTAATTATTGACGACCCACACTCAGAACAAGAAGCCGCACTAGCTCAGTTTAACCCAGAAATTTACGATAAGACTTATGAGTGGTATACGTCAGGACCAAGACAGCGTTTACAGCCGGGTGGGGCTATAGTCATCGTCATGACTAGATGGAGTATGAGAGATTTGACAGCGCAGGTACTTAAGTCGTCTAACCAGCGTGGCGGTAATGAGTGGAAGGTAATTGAGTTCCCAGCTATTCTTGATTCGGGTAAACCCTTATGGTCTGAGTTTTGGAGCCTTAAAGAACTAGAAGCATTAAAAGCCGAACTGCCTAACCAGAAGTGGATGGCACAGTATATGCAGCAGCCGACAAGTGATAACTCGGCTATTATTAAGCGTGAGTGGTGGAAAGTTTGGGAAGAAGATGACCCGCCAGAGTGTAACTTTATTATTCAGTCTTGGGATACCGCACACGAGACAAGAACAGTTAATGACTTCTCTACATGTACGACATGGGGGGTATTTTTTGAGACAAATAACATTACAAAAGCTCAAACAGCCAATATAATATTACTTGACTCGTTTAAAGACCGGTTGGAGTTCCCTGAGTTAAAAGTTAAGGCTATGGAGAAATACAAAGAGTACGAACCAGATGCTTTGATTATTGAGAAGAAAGCGGCAGGTGCCCCGCTAATTCGAGAGCTACGTAGGATGGGTATACCACTCGCAGAGTATAGTCCGGGTAAAGGGCAGGATAAGATTTCCCGTTTAAATAGCGTAGCAGATATATTTGCAAGCGGGCACGTCTGGGCACCGAACACTAACTGGGCGGAAGAATTAGTAGATGAAGTAGCGTCATTTCCATCTGGCGAGCATGATGACTTGGTAGACTCGATGACATTAGCCCTGATGAGGTTTAGACAGGGTGGGTTCCTCAGACTATCTTCAGATGAAGAAGAAGAGATTAAGTATTTTAAAGGTCACCGTAAAGCTGGGTTTTACAATTTAATTTAAGGATTGATATGTTTTACTGGAGAAAAGAAGGTGAAGAAATAAAACAGGGTTTTAATATATACCCACTAAGCGACAAAAGTAACATTGGGTTTGTTATTAAATTTTGGAAAATAGTTTTTAGATTAAGATACAGCAAACGGGTAAATCGGTTTTTCTGTAGTTTAAATATCATTAATAGTAATGGATTTTATTATAGGTAAATATTATGGCAATAGATAAAGGTTTATATCAGGCACCGCAAGGTTTAGCAGCAACTCCAGAAGCGGAGCCAATTGAGATTGAAATTGTAGACCCAGAAGCAGTTCATATATCAGCCGGTGATATGAGTATTGATATTGAGCCAGAGGGTGAGTCTGATTTTAGTAAGAATCTTGCCGAAGATATGGATGAGCAAGACCTAATGACTTTAGGGAGTGACCTTATTGGGTTATTTGAAACAGACTTAAATGGTAGAAAAGACTGGGCAGATACATATGTTCAGGGTTTAAAGTTGCTAGGTCTTAAGTACGAAGAGACAACCGAGCCGTGGGCTGGTGCTTGTGGTGTGTTTCACCCGATGTTATCTGAAGCAGTTGTAAGGTTTCAGTCAGAAGCTATTATGGAGACATTCCCATCTAGCGGACCGGTTAAAACACAGATTTTAGGTAAAGAAACTACATCTAAAAAAGAAGCATCAGTACGGGTTTCTGATGATATGAATAACAAGCTGATGAATGAAATGACGGAGTATCGACCGGAGCATGAGAAGTTATTATGGAATTTACCCCTTGCAGGTTCTGCATTTAAGAAGGTATACTATGACCCCAGCTTGGAAAGACAAGTTGCGATGTTTATACCTGCCGAAGACTTTGTTGTTCCATATGGGGCTTCAAATCTAGATACCGCGGAGCGTATGACACACGTAATGCGTAAAACCAAGAACGATGTAAAAAAACTAATGGTAGCTGGGTTTTACAGGGATGTGGACCTAGGCGAGCCTATGGCAGTTCTAGATGACATAGAAAAACGCAAAGCCGAGGAACAAGGTTTTTCCGCTACCAACGACAATAGATATCGTATTTTAGAGATACATGTAGATTACGACCTGCCGGGATATGAAGATGAAAAAGATGGTGAGCCTACTGGTGTTGCACTACCTTATGTCATAACTATAGAAAAAAGCACTGGAAAGGTGCTAGCTATCCGTAGGAATTGGTTGGAAGATGATACATTAAAGTCTAAGAGGATTCACTTTGTTCATTATCAATACGTACCGGGGTTTGGATTTTATGGTTATGGTCTTATACATCTTATTGGGGGTTATGCCCGCAGTGCTACTACTATGCTTCGTCAGCTTATTGACGCTGGAACATTATCAAATCTTCCGGGGGGTCTCAAGTCCAGAGGTCTCAGGGTTAAAGGGGATGACACCCCTATCTCGCCGGGCGAGTTCAGAGACGTAGATGTACCAAGCGGCACGATTAAAGACAATGTTATGCTCCTCCCCTACAAGGAGCCAAGTCAAACTCTATCTCAATTATTCAATCAAATCGTCACAGAGGGTAGAAATTTTGTTTCTGCTGGAGACTTGCAAGTATCAGACATGGGTGGTAACGCTCCAGTTGGTACTACTCTCGCTATTCTTGAGCGCACGTTAAAAGTAATGAGTGCCATACAGGCACGTTTGCATTACTCGATGAAGCAAGAGTTTAAGTTACTTAAACACATTATTGCCGACTATACACCGGAGGAGTACGACTATGAGCCAGAGGAAGGTGAAGCGTCAGCTAAGAAGTCGGATTATGAGGATATCGAGGTCATACCTGTTAGCGACCCAAATGCGTCTACGATGGCGCAAAAGATTGTACAATGGCAAGCAGTTATGCAATTGGCGCAACAGGCACCACAACTCTATAATCTACCGTTTCTCCATCGTCAGATGGTCGAGACTCTTGGCATTAAGAACGCAGCGAAGCTTATCCCAATGTCGGATGACCAAAAGCCGGCAGACCCAGTCACAGAAAACCAAAATATTCTGATGATGAAGCCGGTAAAAGCGTTTAGTTATCAAGACCATAAGTCACATATTGCAGTGCATCAAGCGGCTATGCAAGACCCTATGATTGTTGGATTATTACAAACTAACCCACAGGCACCTCAGTTACAAGCTTCAATGATGGCACATATTAATGAACATGCTGGGTTCTTGTACCGTCAAGAGATTGAGAAGCAATTAGGTATGGCGTTACCGAAACAGCATATGAATGATATGAATGAGGAAGAAGACGAAAATATGTCTCCTGAAGTTGAGTATCAGATGTCACAACAACTTGCTCAAGCAGCACAGCAATTACTCCAGCAAAACAAACAAATGGCGGCTCAACAACAGGCACAGCAACAAGCTCAAGACCCAATCATTCAAATGCAGATGCAAGAGTTACAACTTAAAGCACAAGAGCAACAACGCAAAGCAGCAAAAGACCAAACTGATGCCCAGATTAAGATGCAGCAGTTACAGTTAGAAGCACAACGTATCCAGTCACAAGCCAAAACAGCAGCAATGCAGACCCTAGCAAATGCTAGTGTTGCAAACGATAAGATGAAGCACCAGCAGAAAATGGATACTGGCAGATTAGTTTTGGATGCTACTTCTAAAGACCGCCAACATAAACACGAGATGGCTGGTAAAGCTTTAGACCATTTATCAAAACGTGAAATTGCAGCGCAGCAAGCAGCTTTACAACCAAAAACACCTCCTAAAAAGGAAGCTAAGTGAACAACGAGTATGAATATCTCTGTAATGAGTTACAGAAGCAGATAGAAGCAAAATCAAATTTCATTGCCCAAGGCAATTGCCAGACGTTAGAGGAGTATAAGCATGTAGCAGGGATTATCCGTGGTCTTGCCCTTGCTATAGATTTTATTCAAGACCGCGAGCAAAAAATCATAAAGGATGAAGATGAGTGAACTTTTAATTAGTGACGCAATGGGTAACGTATCACAACTCGCTGCAACACCAGAAAAGAAAGCAACACAACTTCCTAAAGCCGCTGGATATCATATTTTATGTATGGTTCCACAAGCACAGGAAGAGTACGACAGCGGAATTTTTAAAGCTGAAACTACTATGCATTATGAAGAAGTATTAACTCCGGTCTTATTTGTTATGGATATAGGACCAGATGCGTATCAAGATAAAACACGTTTTCCAAGCGGACCACTCTGTAAGGTGGGTGATTTTGTTTTGACAAGACCTAATTCAGGTTCACGAGTAAAAATTCATGGACAAGAATTCAGGATTATCAATGACGATAGCGTAGAAGCTATAGTTCAGGACCCCCGTGGAATTACACGAGCATAAGGAGATTTAAATGGCAACAGAAGAATTTGGAACCGTTACGTTTGAAAATGGGAAGCCAGTTCCAGTAGATGAATTTGCTACTTATTCATTTCCAGACGAAACAAAAGAACCGGCAAAACAACCGGAAATTGATATAGAAGTAATAGACGATACACCCCCTGAAGATAAGGGTCGCAAACCAATGGCTGAACCGGTAGAAGAAGTTACCGATGATGAGCTAGAAGCTTATGATGAAAAGGTGCAAAAACGTATTAAGAAGCTAGGTCGTGGATACCACGATGAACGCCGCGCAAAAGAAGAAGCTATTCGGATGCGAGAAGAAGCTTTAAGTTTAGCTGAAATGGCTATTGAAGAAAATAAAAAACTACAAGCCAAGTTGCATGAAGGTAGTAAAGTTTTTATTCACCAAGGTAAAACAGCAGCGGAAACGGAACTTAATAGTGCTAAAAAAGCATTTAAAGAAGCTTATGAATCTGGAGATAGTGATGCATTAGTAGAAGCCCAGCAAAGAATTAGTGCCGCCACGCTTAATTTAGATAAAGCGGCTAATATGCGCCCACTTGAGATTAAAGAGCCAGAATATAAAATCCCTAGAGTGCCAGAACAACCACAACAGGATGAAAAACTTACTAATTGGGTAGATGAAAACCCGTGGTATGGTGGTGAAAAGCCTGAAGAAGAGGAAATGACTAGCCTAGCTTTAACGGTTCACAATAGGTTAGCCAGAGAATTTGGTGAAAAATATGTAGGAACTGATGAGTATTATCAGAAAATTAGTGCTACAATTCAGAAAAGATTCCCCGATTATTTCGGGAGCGAAACAAAATCTGAAGAAAAACCCCGTGAGAAATCACGTGCCAAACCCGCCGCAAACGTTGTAGCTCCTGCTACTCGTTCTGTAGCACCGAAAAAAGTGCAACTTACGCAAACGCAAGTACAAATTGCTAAACGCCTAGGTGTACCACTTGAACTTTACGCCCGCAAGGTTGCCGAACAAACTGGAGATAGATAATGACTACTGGAACAATTAAATTAAACCGCGATTCTGAAACTCGTGAATCTGATGCAAGACCCGTAAACTTATGGACAGCACCAGAAACATTGCCAAAAATTGATGAACGTGAAGGTTGGGTACATAGATGGTGCAGAACTTCCTTAATGGGAGCAGCTGACCCGATGAATATCTCCAAGAGCCGTAGGGAGGGGTTTGAACCTGTAAAGGCAGAAGACTATCCTGAAGCTATGACACACGCGTCCATTGATGGACAGTTTAAAGGGTCAATTGAAATTGGTGGTTTAGTATTATGCCGAGCACCACGAGAGATGATGGAACAACGAGCTAAACACTATGAGAAGCTCGCCAACGACCAAATGGAATCGGTGGATAACACGTATATGCGAGAGAACGACCCACGTATGCCGATGTTTAAAGACAGAGCTACTAAGGTTACTTTCGGAGGCAAGTAATTTTTTTATAATTTAATATTGGAGGTTTAAAATGGCAACATTCTCTGGTCCTTATGGACTAAAGCCAATTAACCTTATTGGTGGTCAAGCATTTAACGGCGGTGTGATTCGTGAGATTCCATTAACTGTTAATAACTCTGCGGCTATCTATAACGGTGACTTGGTTCAAATTGGCGCAGCTTCTGCTGGTCAGCCAACAGTCGTAACTTCTACTCCTACAACATCTTCTGTTGGTTTGGTTGGTGTTTGTGTGGGTGTTCGTTATCAATTAGCAGGTCAACAATTAGGTTATCCTTTATATGCCCAGTACTTACCGTCTGGCGCAATTAACTCTGGTTACACAAATATTTTCATTCGTGTGATGGATGACCCAGATGCATTGTTCCAAGTTCAGTCTTTGGGTTCTATCCCAGCTACTGCTATTGGAAAAACAATTGCATTAGGTAACTTTACTGCTGGTACTTCTAGCTCAACAGGTAATACAACAACTGGTAACTCTGTAGTAGCTTTGGCTTCTTCAGCAGCAAATACTGGTGCTTTAGCCTGTCGTATCGTTGATTTTGTGAATAACAACTCAACATTTGGTGGAAACTTCCCATCTAACCCCGGTGATGCTTATACAGACTGTATCGTTAAATTAAATTTTGGCGTACACATGTATTATCAAGCATCTGGCACAACTAACTAAGGAGCTAAAAAATGGCTATTTCACGTTCACAGCTCCTAAAAGAGCTATTACCCGGTCTCAATGCCTTGTTTGGTCTTGAGTATGCACGTTACGGCGAAGAGCATAAAGAG